CCTATAACACAGACTTCAATATGGACATAGATGAGGATATTTTTTACAAACATTTAGATCAGATGATAATCAACAGCTACAATGTTCTAACACATAAAAAACATATTGAGGAAATCATAGATGATAAATCTACCATTCCGGTTTTTTTATTTGATCCTTCAGAAGGTTATCCTGAATATAATGAAGATGTTTACCTATTAATGATAGATCACTTTGAAGAGTACGAGGAATACGAAAAATGTCAAGAGTTGTTATATACAATGGAGGCACATAAAAAGAGAAACAGAAAATAGAGAATGAAATTTAGAGATTATCAAGAGAAAATTATTGATCAAGGATCAGTGATACTAGAAAAGTACGGCCTATTATATTTATCAATGGAGGTTAGAACAGGTAAGACACTTACTTCCTTTGGTGTATGTGAAGAGTTAGGTGCAAAAAGAGTTTTGTTCTTAACTAAAAAGAAAGCTATATCTAGTATTGAAGATGATTATAAAATGATGGATCCTTCTTTTGAATTACAGGTTATTAATTACGAGAGTGCACACAAAGTAAACCTAGGATTTAGTCCTGATGTAGTTATTGCTGATGAGTCTCATTCATTGGGTGCTTTTCCTAAACCATCTTCTAGAGCTAAGAGATTAAAAGCTGATATAAAAACATGGAAGTCAAAGTTAATATTAATGTCCGGGACACCAACACCAGAAAGTTTTTCTCAGATATATCATCAGGTGTATGGGTGCTTAACCAATCCATTTGTAGAGTATACTAATTTTTATAAATGGGCTAATAAGTTTGTTAATAAGAAACAAATACATTATGGAATCAGAGTTGCTACTGATTATTCTTTTGCTCATGAGAACATGGTGATTGAAGCTATGAAACCTTACACTATATCTTTCACTCAAAAAGAAGCAGGATTTAAGTCTGTTATAGATGAAGAGATACTAATAGTAGATATGGAAGACAGGACCACAGAGTTATGCGAAAGGCTTAAGAAAGATAGAGTATTACAAGGATCAGATGAAGTAGTATTGGCTGATACAGGTGTTAAATTATTACAAAAGTTACATCAGATATGTTCAGGCACAGTCATATTTGAATCAAAGAAAAGTGTAGTATTAGATTACAGTAAGGCTAAGTATATTAAGAATAAGTTTAAGGGCAATAAGATAGGTATATTCTACAAGTTTACAGCTGAGTTAAAGGCATTGAAAGAAATTTATGGAGATGATTTAACTACAGAGTTAGAAGAATTTAATACTACTGATAAAAATATTGCACTACAAATAGTTAGTGGTCGTGAAGGGATTTCTTTGAAAGAGGCAAAGTATTTAGTATATTACAATATAGACTTTAGTGCTACTAGTTACTGGCAAAGTAGAGATAGAATGACTACTAAAGAAAGAATGCATAATAAAATATATTGGATCTTCTCTAAAAATGGTATAGAAAAAAAGATATATCAGGCAGTTAATAATAAAAAAGATTACACACTAAAGCATTTTAAAAGAGACTATGTCATATAAAGATAAAGAAAAACAGAAAGAGTACTTGCGTATGTATTACGAAAAGAATAAAGAAAGACATAGAGATACTAAATCAGAAGCTATAAAAGAGTGGAGGCTTAATAATAAAGAACATATTTCTACTTACAATTCTGACTATTCTAAAAAACATAGAGATGATATAAATAAAAGAGAAAAGAACAGAAGATGTAATGACCCTTTATATAAGATGAAACTAAATTTAAGAAGCAGAATAAGAAAGGCTATTATTAATAAGATAGGTAAAACCACAGATATATTAGGGTGTAGCTACAATGAGGTAAGAGAACATGTTAGCAGTCAGTTTAGAGAGGGGATGAGTTGGGATAATTACGGGGAATGGCATATAGACCATATTAAACCATTAGCTCTGTCTAAAACAAAAGAAGATACATATAAGTTGTTTCATTATACTAACCTACAACCATTATGGGCTATTGAAAATTTACAAAAAGGATGTAAAATTACTGACTAATAAAAATAAAATAAAATGAAAGATATAGAAATATTTGAAAGAGAATATCCAGAGTTATCTCAGGAGTTTAAAAACATACAGCAAGAGATGTATGAATTGTTTGCGAGAAAGCAAATGGATTATGGGTTGAGCAACATCGCATTGGGTGGTGATCTCAATAATGACAATGATAAAAAGTTCTCGCTAACTGGACTAGCTATAAGGCTAACTGATAAAATAAGCAGGTTAAAGAACTTAGTCATTAGTGGAAAGAACTATGTTCCTGGTGAAGGTCAAGAAGATACGTTTATAGATATAGCTAACTATGGTATCATTGGACTTTTAGTTGGTCGTAACAAATGGAAGAAATGACAGAACAACAGGTACAAGCAAAGAGAATTAAAGAGTTAGAAAGCCAGGGCTTTTACGTAATTAAATTAATTAAAACTAACAAGAATGGTATACCTGATTTGATAGCTATTCCTCCAGGGTCTAATGTTTTATTTTCGGAAATAAAGACTACTAAAGGAAGGCTATCTAAACTACAGGAATATCGTTTACAAGAATTAGAAAAACATGGATGTAATACAGAAGTATACAGCGGCTAGAGACCCTAAGCACATAATGATAACATTTGACTTTATAGACAACATCGAAGCCGATCACGAAACACATGTAGCTTGGGATGATATTGTATATGTAATGGAAAGAATAAACAACAGTATAGAAAAAGATGTTAGTTTGGGTCATGTATTTAATAAACGAGGAGAAGTATTTTATTTGGAGATTTTTTTTGAAAAGGCAAATACCTCTAGAGATTTTGATTATATTGTAAATGATTATAAGGTAATAGACTCCGATAGATACCTAGACCTAATATCATATAAGAGAAGAGTAACTTTAGACAAAACGAGAATAAGAGAAATAGTATGAATTATATATATAAAAGAAAGTACAATAGAAGATTTACAGATTTTCACAGAAAGAATATAATATTATTAACACAGTCAGGACTTACTATACCTCAGGTCGCGTGTAAATTAGATATATCTGTAAATATGATTAGAAAGTTCTTTACTAGATGGGACCGCAAAAAAGATGTGGTTGTTCCAATATACATAGGGTCTAAGAAAGAACCTTACAATGAGGATGAAAACATGTATGGAACCTATCCACAATATAAATGGGAGGACTTGTCTCAAAGCGAAATTGATAGCTATCTAAAACTAAATTAATATTTTATTAAGAAAATATGATTACATTTGAAGAAGGTATTGACCTTGATTTAATGAAAAGAAGATTAACTCACGAAGGAAAAAGGATATACATTAAGAACCTTACCCCTGATTATGCATTAGTTTCTTACGATAAAGAAAAAGATGTAAAGATGTTTAAGGTAGATGTAGATTCCTTAGTTAAGATTTAAGAATGAAAAAGTTAGGCGTTCATTTCCATAAAGTAAATCATGTCAACTTTGTCATGAAGGAAATAAATAATCTAACCGATGACATCTATGAATCTTTAATTGATGAGGAGTATTACACTGCTCAAAGTAAAATAGACTCTCTAATAATAAAGCTAAAAGAAGTAGGCTCATCCATTAAAGTATGAGTGTGAACAACAGAGAGTGTGTAGTGTGTGAGAGGGACAAGCCCTTAACAGACTACTACTCTGCTGGAGTCAAGAGAGGTAAGAAACACTTAAGAAGGAAGTGTAAAGAATGTTACGAAACAGTTAAAGCACATCGAAGATATTTTAATAGGGATTGGTTAAAAGAGATAAAGTCAGGCATGGAATGCTCTGGTTGTGGGTACTCTAAGAAAACTCATAAGTCATTTAAAACTCAAGCATTACAGTTCCATCATCACCAGGATAATAAATCATTTGAAGTTAGTAACGGTGTAAATAGAGGAATGTCTATTGAAAAAATTAAAGAAGAAATGGATAAATGTGTTGTGCTATGCTCTAGATGCCACGCTGAAAGTCACTTTTAATTTCTACTAGTTCTGTTAGTTCTGTTAGTTCTGCTAGTTCCGCTAGTTCTGCTAGTTCTGCTAGTTCTGCTAGTTCTGCTAGTTCTATAACCTCTTCTCATTGGTGTCACTATATTTTCTTCATCAGGGTCCACACCTAACATATAATCTCTTAGTCTATTTGGATATACTTTTCCTTCTTGATAATTCATTATTGCATCATAAACGCTCTTTTGACCATCATTAAAGTTTTTATAAAGATCATTAGCGTTTTTAAATCCTAGAACTTTTATTATATTTTTCTTTTCGGACTTAGTGTAGTTATCAAAATCAAATGGATTCTTTTTTTCAAAAAGATTTTCAAAAACATACCCTAAAGCTTTCCTAATATTATTATAAATATTAACTACAGATACATCATTAAAAGAATCAGGCCTTTCAGTTATTTTATTGTAAATTGCACTAAGAACAAAGCCTGGTAAACCAAGCCCTTGCAAGTTGGAATTTATAGCGTCTAAAAGTAGTTCTACAGATTTTCTTTCTTTAACTTCATCACCTTCATCATTAATAAATGCGTTTACAGCTCCATTACCAACCGCCAAGAAAGGAATGGACCATATTACACTAAAGAATATAGCATCAGCTATTGTTTGTTTTTTCTGGTTATTATTTAAGTTTTTCCAATCTCTAGCATCCTCATAAGCTCCTAAGAATTTATTCATAGCTGAAGTCTGAGCTGTTTTATAAGTAACAAATAATTTACCTAATTTACTTCTAGCTACTTTTCCTAAAGCATAGTCAGCTGATGTCTGCTGAGACTCATTAGATTCTTCAACAAACCTTTTATAAGTATAGTCCCAAGCATCTTCAAAATTCATTCCTTCTCTCATCTTCTGCTTATGAACAGCTACAGCAAAAGGAACACCTCCACTAACTACACCAATAGCATCACCCATTATTATTGGAGACATAGCTAATTTTTGTAGGGTACTTGTAATTGTATTGTATGTAGAATTTTTATCTAGCCCATCAATAGCTTTACTTAACAAAGGATCTACTTGAGTTTTTCCAATTCTTTCTTTAAGATAAGGACTCTGCAATATTCTAACTGAGATCTCTCTACCATTTTCTGTAGATAGCATTTTTGGAAATCCAAGAGCCCAATCAACAGGATTAATACCATCTTTATATCCAGCTACAGAATAGTTTATAAAAGAAACAGCCTGTTTTGGAATATTCCTTACAGATAAGGCTAGAGTACTTATTATTCCAAATCTATTTAACTCTAAAATAATTTTTTCTATCGACTTAACAGGATCTGAGTTTAAATTAATTTGGCTATCTAAAGCTTCCATTAAAGATTCAAACTTAGCCTTTCCTAATTTTTGGTATATAGCTCCTATGTTTGGTTTATTAAATACCTCATTAATACTTTCAGCAATAGGCATCATTTCTTTCGCATGACTCATGCTTCTGACATAAGAAACAAACATATTGGTAGCATCTAGATATAGGTCAATTGGATCAGCGTTGTCAACTCTGTCTTTCATCCTGTTTGAAAGAGCACTTCTTGTTATAAAGTCACCACCTTCATCTAGGTTTTTTAATCTTTCGGTAGCACCAACTATACCGGTTTCATCTACTTTTCCTGCTTTATTATCAGGGACATATAGTTCTTCCTCAAACACCATGTTAGTAGATTTCTCATAAGTAGGTGCAAAGTCAGGGGCCATCTCAGCAAAAACCTTATAAAGATTATCTCCGAACTCTTTTATCTTAGGATTAGCTTCTAAATACTTATCAAACTCTTTTTCATTAACACCTGATCTATCTAGTATTTTATCAAACTTTTCTGCTTTATTTAGTAAATTATCTTTAGCTGTGCCTTTTAAATCTTGAGCATCCTCCCTCATTTGGGTGGCTCTATTCTTATAAAGGTTTTGTATGGCTATATATCTACCTACTTGACCATTGTTTATTGTAGTTCCTCTTTTGCTTACTACGACTGAGGTAGGATTAAGTAATCCATCTACAGTTTTTGAAAGTTCTTTAACTCCCTTTTTCTTACTACCAAACACATCAGATAAGTATTTGTTGTACATGTTCGTATACTTTCTTCTAGCTATTTGATTATTGGTATAAGCATTTTTAATTTGCTTCACAACCGGCTCTAATATCTTTCTAATTTCAGGAGCTCCACGCCACAAAGGCTTCATTAAGTTTTCTATCGTTGCTATTTGATTAGCTGGATTTATTTTACCTCTTAATACACGTATAGGATTTCTAACATAATCTTTTTGAATTTGTTTCAAATCAATAGCTATGTAAGCTTTAGTACCTTGGAGAGGTAAGAATGGATTGTCTTTCAAGAAGTCTTTGTAATTACCTGGAGTAACTTCATAAGTATTATTAAGTAGTACAAATCCATTAGGATTGTCATTAAAAAACTTATCTAATTCTTCTATTGTATCTATTTCTTTAAAGTCTTCTTTTTTATAAAGTTCTTTAGAAACGTCTGCCTGCTTCTTATATCTAGTTACATCTAACAAACGTTGAAGAGCGGCTTGAGTTGCTTTACCTTCTGTAATTATTTCTGTTACTACTTCACTAAGTGCTTTAAGCTCTTCAGTAGTTTTATTCTTTAAGTCTCCTGCTTTTAAATCGTCTCTTATTTCTTTTAACTTCTTTCTGGATTCAACACTTATTTTAGGAAGTTTTTTAGGAGAGTATAAAGTATTTTTTAAATAACTAATATTATCTTTTCTAATTATAGGATCTAATATTTCATTAACACCTTCTAATATTTTATCTATACTATCTTGAGTAAGCTTAGTATCAACAGAGCTTTTTATTATTCTTCTTACTTGAGCTGGTGTATACTTTTGTTTAGGTAATCCTAATGCTTTGTATTCTTTTTCTAAGTCTTTTAGTACCTCATCAATCTTAGTAATAGTTTCTTTATTTAAGTCTAGTGCTCTTTCACTTACCTTAGAATCTCTTCTTAATTGTTGAGCTAATTCCTTAAGTTTAAACTTTCTTTTACTAGTAGTAGTAGACTTAACACCCATATTACTTAGTGCTTTTTCAGCAGCTTCAGGCCCGTAAAAATCACCAGCCATATCTATAATATCTTTTGGACTTACATTGTTCTTCTGTAGTCTTTCTATAAAAGTTTCTGCCTTTGCTTGTTTACTATTTGGTTCAGCTTTTATTTTTGTTTCTTTCTTTTCTTTGATTTCAACTTCTTCGGTAGTGACTTTGACTTTGTCTCCTTCTGCCACAGCTTTGCCATCTTTGGTTTGTTGGAGTACATCCACTTTCTCTGTGCTTGACTTTTGAACGGCATCTTGTTTAGTTTTAATTATTATCTGAGTTTGTCTCCCTCCGTTTTGATCATTAGTAATCAACTTAACTACGTCTGCTTTGGAGGCATTTATAGCATCAGTTTCTGCTTGATCATAAGCTTTACCTGGAGAAAATTTAGACCCGTCAATCTCTACAGTTTCTATGGTTGCTCCTTTAGGTATTATGTCACTAATAACTTCTTTCTCTCCTTTGTATTTTTCAGCTGTAGATATATCTTCAGAGTAGAACCTACCTTTTACATCTGGGTGTCTCGTCTTTATAGTTCCATCTGCATTTCGTTTACCACCAGTTCCCTTGTATATAGTTAAGTCCTCTTTAATAACTTCTAATTCTACAGGTTCAGCAGCTTCTAAACTAACCTCTTCACTTATTCCTAAATCTTGTTTTTGTTTCTTAGTTAATTTATCCTTCATCTTAGGATTCATAACCTTTTCCATTGGTAATGTCTCTGGAGTTCCGACTATCTCTCCAAAAGAAAGACTTACAAAATCCACATTAGAAACGGTGTTTTTGGCTGGTATGTTTTGACTACCTGATGTTGTTACACCATCTACCTTTTGTTCCAATTTCCTGCTCCCATCCTTATTAACCGTTACTTCTACAGTTCTAATACCTTCACCTGGCTCTGTTCTAATGGTATAAATATCCTTACTTAAAGGAATCTGAGAGTCTTTAATTGTTTCAACCTCATCTACTTCTTTAGTTTCGTATTCCTTAGATAATTCTTTTAAAGCTTGATTAGTGCCTAATCCTTCTCTTCTTTTTGCTTCAATTTCGCTAACCAATTCTACATTATCTTCTTGCCACTTAGTATTTCTTAATGTTTTTTCTCTCCTAGATTTATTAGTAGCCAGGTCAGTAAGTAACTCTGAAGTTGTCTCTGGAGTCTCTGATATTGTTTTAAGTTCTGATTCTATTTCACTAGACCTTTCATTTAAACTATTCAGTTCTTTTTGAGTTGCCTCATCCCTAAATTTCAGCTTATCTAATTCTTCTGCTTCTGCCTTTATTCCTTCTAGCTCATTTATCTTTTCTATTACGACAGACTTAGTCTTACTATTTTGAACACCTATATTAGATGAACTTTTCATTACCTCCGTAACTTTATTAATTACATCTTGACCTTCAGCAGCAGTTATATTATTATTCTTTACTTGAGACTTTACTGAGTTGCTTATGTTCTTTAGTTCTGCCGGAGTGGAGCTAATAAAACTATCTACTTCTCCTGCATCTAGGTTAACTTCAGTTGGTTCTACCTCTCCTTTTAAAACATCTTTTGTTATTTTTTTAAGACCACTGTTTTGTTTCTCTTGCCTATTTCTTTGATTAATTACATCTTGAATTTGTCCTTTAGCAGCATTTAAATTTTCGTTGTAGCTTACGTCTTGAATTATGTCAACTAACTTACTCTTGTCAGCGGCTGTTCCGTTTTTGTTTACTGACTCTACACCACTTTCAATTAACATGTTTTCAGTGTATGCTTCTCCTTCAGGAGGCTTAGGCGCTTGTGACTTAACCCACTTCCAATCTATCTTTCTTCCTCTGTGTTCTAAAATATCTTTTCCTAGTGCATCGTGGAACTTACTATAAGTACTCTTTTGAGCAATACCTGCAGCGAGCATAACTGTCCATAATTTAAACCCCTTTTCTATTGGATCTTCTCCTTCGGGATTTTCAGGCGTCTTTCCATATACTACTTCATCCCAAGCTATACCAGCTTCTTTACCTTTAATAATTGATTTATCAAAAAGATCAGCTGCATATATTACAGTAGTTGTTACACCAGCTTCTGCTCCCTTACCAACTACAAACTTACCAGTATTGTACCCAGGCACTGAAGCACTTAAGACATCGTCTATTACTTTAGCAGCAGGCAACTTACCTAACAAGGTGCTTCCAGCTTCTGCTAATGGACTAAGAACTCCAAAAGTAGCACCTAACAAAGGATCATATTCCTCTTGCTTATCAAGCATAACTCCGGTTAATCCAAACTTAGTTCCTTCAGTCGTTCCGCCTGCTAAAATTTTCATACCTAAACCTGCCCAGGGGCCATATTGTTTTGTAGCAAATACCGTAGCAGCTTCTAGTACTTGAGGTATTTTAGTAGACTTTAGTACTGCTCCACCAGTTCCGTACAGCTCTAAAACCATTCCGCCAATATTACCCGTAAGTTCTTGTGCTTCTTCACCAAAGGTTAATTCAGATGATTTTTGTAATTCGTCTATTGCTTCTCCACTAAAACCTTTTTCTTTTAATACATTTGCTAATGGTTGAGCTTGAGTAACTTTAACTTTAACTTCATTGCTTCCAGAACCAAAAGAGATGTCAGGGTTTTTACTATATTCATCACCAAAAAGAGTAGATATAAAACCTGATTCTAAACCAGACACATCTATTAAAGATTTATTCTCTTCTGCTGGGGGAAATTTATTTAATTCTACGGCTCTGTTTACTGCGTCAAATTGCCTTAGCTTTTCATTAAGCTGTTTAGCAAGAGGATGCTCACTCATTATTTGAGGGATTATTCCTTTAAATCCATTATCTTTTTCATTAGGAAAGTTCTCTAACTGCAGTTCAATATTTTTATCTCTTGGATTATCAAACTCTGCGCCAATAAAGTTCGCTGCTTTATTAACTAAACCTGTACCTTCATCGACTATGCTTCCTAAAAAAGTTCTTTCTTCTAGTACGTCTTTCTTGTTTCTTTTTACTTGCTTACTTAAGTTTAAAACGTCATAATACAAATCGGTTCTTATCTTTAATAACTCTTCTTCTCCTGTAGTCTCAGACATTTTCTTAGCCTCAGCATTAACATTGTCTGTATATTGAATAACAGGTGCAGGTGCGTTTATCTTAAGTACAAATTGTCCGGTAAATGGGTCATAGATTTTTTGAGACTTGTCATTAGATTCTAATAAAGGATTCGATGTCTTAGACCATTCTTTAGTTACTATATCTAATTCCTTTTTCTTAGATTCTTTCTGCAGCTTGAAATTCTGGTAATTGGTTTTATCCTCTCCTCTGAGCTCCTCTACTTTTACAGGGATTATTTTTTCTCCTGTGCTAAACTGCAGAAGACTTCTCATCTCCATATCAATCTTTTTAATGTCTGCTTCTAAGTTTCTTTTATCCTTATAGAGATTCGAAGTGTTAATATTATCCTCTACTTTTTCTCCATCTATAAACCTATCTTCATCTGCTTTAATATATAGATTAGCAAAGTCTGTGACTATATTTTCTTGAATAGAAAGAGCCTCAGTATTACTTATACCAGTCTTGTTCACACTCATCACTTCTCCTTGAGGGTCTGTTCCTACTACCTTTCTAACTGTGGTGGTTTGAATGTTCTCTAAATCGGAGTCTTTATTTATCTCACTTATGGATTCAGTAAACACTTCTTTCTCTACTTCTGATGCAGGGCGCATACTTGGGTCTTTTATTATACCGGGTGCGGATGTACCTGATATACCTGGGATCTGCTCTTCTACAACAACTTCTGTTTCATTAGGAGTTTGAACTTCTTCTTCTAAAACTGATGCCTGCGAAGAACCTCCATCTTGAACTTCGGTAGTAGATTCCGTAACTTCCTTTTGAGAATCTGAAACCAATTCTTCTTCTTTTTTTTTTACCTCATTTACTGGGTACTTTGAGTTTATGTAGTCTAGTTTACTAGAAACTTCTGTGTCGGGTGAGTATTTTCTATAAAAATTTTCTACAAAAGAGTCTTGATTATCTCCATAAGTAGTTTGAATGTAATCTATTTTAGAATCTACATCTACATCCGGAGCATACTTAGCGTATAAATTTCTAATTAAATCTTCATTAACGTCACTCATATTGCTTTATAGATCTTCATCAGGTAATACAATAGTTTCTAATTCTTCTTTTTCTTTTTCTTTTGGAGCTTTTTCTACTTTAAAATAAAGTTCTTTTCTTAGTTCCTGTAGGAAGTTTTCAAATATGTCTTTATTTTCTTTTTTACTTTTTCCTTTTCCGGGAAATGGGTCATTGTCTAATGTGTCAGATTCTATTACTCTACCATCAGGCATAGTATAAGTAATTTTCATAAAATCATCATCACCTACAGAGTCTGTACCTTCATCCACTACTTCTATATCTAAATTATCAAGGTTTTTCAAATCTAAAATGCCAGAATTTAAAGCAAGGTCTTTAACGTACTGAACTTTTTTTGGTGCGTTTTCTGACCAATCATTATCTATAAACTTATCAAAACCGTAAGTTACTGGTTTACCTGCAACTATTATTTTTTGAGTAAAGTCTTGTTCAGTTAAAACAATTACCTCGTCTTTTGGTACTTGCTGCCTATCTTTTTGCCCCAGTATATTACCTTCTTTATCTACGTAACTATTATAGTCTTTATCAAATAACTCATCAATTTCTGCTTGATCTAAATCAGGGTTCATTAATCTAGCAATTGCTTTCTGACCTTCTTTGTCGGTAGTTAAATAAGTTTCGGTTACACCTGGAGTTTTGTCTGTTCCTGTTAGAGTAACAACTAATTCTCCCCCGTTTTTACTATAAACAGCGTCAATAACTTTAGAGTTAGATATAATACGAGAAGCATCTTTAGATTCAAACGATTCTAATAATTGGGTATAAGGTTTGTAATCTGGTTCTTTTTGGTCATCACCAGGATTTGGTTTGTTTTTGAGTTTTTGTAACTTTAATTTGTTCGCTGCTTCAAGATCAGTTTTTCTTTTACCTTCTTCAAATCTTTCCCTATCTAACTTTAGTTTGTCGTCTTCTAAATTCTTTTTTAAATAAACTTCTTTAAAACCTAACTGAGTATCAGCTATTGCTTTAGACTTTTCTCTTAATCTTTGTTTCTGACCATCTGTTAGTTGAGCTCCCCAGTTATTATCACTTTCTTGAACCATTAAAACACCGTCTTCAGCATCTCTTCCTTCAAATCTACCTCCTTTATCTAGATCTCCTTTTTTATAAGTAAAGTACTTTTGGTTTTTATTATTTAATATGTTGTCTGCTAAGTTACTACCTACTTGATTAGGGGGTCCAGTTAAAACTGTGTTGTATATACCATCTATCAAATTGTTGTAATCTTGCAGGAGTTTAGGATCTCTTTCCGCTAATCTTTTTGATATACCTTCAACAGACTCAATAGGCTCGGTTCCAATGACACTTTTAAAATCTCCAGCCTTATCAGTTATGCTTTTAATAGTTGCTTGCAAATCTTGTCTATCAACTAATTGAGCATTAACGTTATTAAGCTGATTCATGTTTACTATTTCACTCTTAATAGGTTTTCCGTTTTTATCATATCTAACATTAAATAACCCCCCACTAACGGCTTGAGGGACAAGTTGACTGTTGTCAAAATCTGCTGCTTTTGCAAATCTTTCTGCATTAAATAGTTCAATAACAGAACCATCTTCAGTCCTGCTTCTAGTATTAAATAACTCTATGTTTTTTTCAAAGTTTGTAGAAAACTCTCCAAATTGCTTCCAATCGTTAGTAACTCTATTCATCAGCATCTTGTACTGTGTGGAATTTATCTTGTTACTACGTAACTGTTTGGTATAGGTCATCATAAGATCTCTATTAGCCTCTACACCTCTTGATACATAATCTGTAAAATCTTGACTTACTCCTGTTGTAAAATCATTAATAGCAGCTTCTGTTTCTTGCTGAATGTTTAAATCTGTTTCTCTCTGCTTTACTCTCTTATTTACCTGACCAACAAGATCAGTTTCCACTTCTCCTAAGACAGTATCCCAATCCGTTGCTTTGGGAGCTACATAACCTGCATATTCTATAATTTTACTACTCATTAAATTTCTCCTCTTTCAATCATTTTTTTGATCTTTCTTAAAGTCCTTGGACTAAGTTGCGCTTCACCTGTTCCTGTAAATTCATTATAATCTGCATCTGATTCAAAATCAAACTCTAAATCATCATCAGGTGGAATTGTCATTTCAGGAGCTGCTGAGAGCCTACTAATAGCTTGCTTAGTGAGCTTAGCAGATTCTATTTCAGCTCTTTCTCTAAGAGTAGGAGCTTTTTTAGTTGGTGTTTCTCCAGGATTTAATAATAACTGGGTTTTATAATCTTTTACAGATAACCCTGCTGCACCAGCTAACTTCTTTGTATCATTGTATAATCCTGCACCTTGAATTCCTGCAGAAACAAGTCCTCCTACAGCACTTATCATGTTGGCATTATTTTCTGCTAATTGGTTTCCAGCAGCAGTAGCCGCACCTTGAGCTCCGGCTAGTCTTTGGTATTGCAGCTGTAAATCTTTTTTCTCATTCATGATGCCTATTCTCTGCTCTTCTGAAAGAAACTTATCATCTAGCTTTAATTGTATGTCATCATATCTAGCGGCTACTTTAGCAGCTGCATCTGTCACTCCTTGTTGTACTCTTCCAGCACCTCCGATTGAAGCTCTCTGACCTCCTTCTTGAAGGGAGTCTGTTGTTGATTGAGCTGATCTTTGAATTTGCTCCATTTGAAGCTTAGTACCTGTAGTAGGAGCTTGCAAAGCCTCATATCTATTTATAAATTTTCTTTTCTCGATATCTTGACCTAGTCTCACAGCTTCAGCAGTAGCATCTCTAAGAGCACCCTTCGCTTCTACCCCCTGAAAATAATTAGCTCCTAGCTTAAATAAACTCATTACAGCTGGAATAACAAATGGAGCTATTGCTAGATAAGAATCTACAAAACCAAGAGAGAAAATGCAATCAAATAAGTATATATTTAATATAGCTAAAAAACAGTGATATAAAAAAACGAAATAAGCTTTAATTCTGGACATAAAATTCACTTTAACACAAAGATACTAAATTAAGGATAACTCTTAAATATTTCACTACTGACCGCAAATAAGTTGGTTTTAGTTGGATCAGAGTTTGTTAAAGTAACCTCGTTATAGTGACCTCTAAGGCCATAAGATTCAGCTACACTATTCTTTACTGCAAAAACAAAATTAGTAGCTACAGGAGTGTTAGTTGTGTTAGTTACCTCGATAAATCCAGAGCCAAATACATCAGAGTTAGATATCCCAGTTATTGCACCCATCTCTAACAAGTTTCCAGCTGCGTTTTTAAAGTAAGCAATATCTCCTATGTCCACTATCGGGTTTAGTTGTTGAGTAGTTTGAAGAGTGAAATTTACTTTTAAAATATTACCCGTCAACACTGTTGATACAGCATCCCCCAACCCTTGAGTTGATATTTGAGAGAAGTCTACGTTTAACCCTGATTCTACATTTCTTCTAACGTTAGCAAAAAACGACCCTTCTTTAAGAACAAAGTATTGAGATTCTATTTTTGCTGTATGTAGATCACTCGACATGTCTGCTTTCCAGCTTTTAGTACCTTCTAGTTCAATTGTCTTAAACATCTTTGTCTCAATAGGACCATCATTAAACACAAATGTAACTATAGAAGAGGCGATACCCTCAGATGCGTAGTATTGATTTCTAGTAGTGTTACTATGGTGCTTCCAGGGTTTCCCCTGATAAAACGTATAAAAATTACTGTTCATACCCACCATCCATTCAGGAATAAAAGAGTGAAAAGAAGTCCATCCTTTTACTGAAGGGCTGTATGTTAATGTTACTTCTGACATATTATATATTTAAGAACATATTACTATTTCTACTATTACACCTCTATCATCTATTAATAAAGCTGTTCCGTTACCAGTTCCTGCTGTGTCCCAAGGTGCTTTATAAAAAACGTATCCTCCTCTAAAAATACTAGTTAATCCAGTTCCTCCTTGCCCTAGGGTAGGCACTGTAACAATATCATTTACTTGTGGGTAAACAGTAGATCCGCTATGGTAAAATAACGTAGAGTTTAATTGTCCAGCTGTTATTCCACACGCTAACGCAGATGTTGTTCCAAACTGAGCCCCATCCATTTCAAATGTTCTTTGCCCCTCTTCAATTATACTAATTGTTATAGTCGAATCGGCACTAGTACCAAAGCAATTTTCAGCATTAAACACCAGCGTAAAAGCCCCTGTTTCCGTAGGTGTTCCACTAATAACCCCTTCTTCTTGATTAAAGAATAAACCAGAGGGTAAATATTGAGTTGAACTAGTCCCTGTATTAATAAATGTAGTAGTACCAGATGTAGTTGAATAAGTAGTTCCAGTTACTTCAATAACTATAGTGTCATTTGGTTGAATAGAAGTAGACCTAGCTATACTTTGACAATCTGACCAACTTATAGTTGCTCCAGTAGCACCAGCTGTTACTTGAAGCTCATTACAGGTTCCTACAACATTATAAAATATAGGATCGTTTGTAGATTGAACATTTAAAGAAACGAATGCTCCTCTATTCATGTTTATTGTTGAAGGTAAAGTTATTACAGGAACTACTGTTTCAGCACAAGCCGCACATAAATTTGTTGTATCTACCGTTCCGTCTCCCAAAACATTTAAATAATAATTTAAAGGAGCTGCAGGTATAGCAGGGGAGGTGTTACTTCCATATCTATGGTATGCATCATCTCCTATTCTAGCTGTTCCATTAGGATTCTCATATAAAATATCTCCTGCTTCAGGTAATGGATTCGAACCGTTATGATACTTAGTAGTACTTGGCAACAACACTGTTCTACAAACATAATTAGCGTCAGTAGTCACCAGTGATGAGGCAGAGTTTTCATAAGTGAATTCAGTAAGAGTTGGATTACTTATTTCTAATTTTGCAACTTTATTAACACCTTCCCCAGTTATATTATCACCTTCACCATAATGTATTATTTCCGCATCGAAAATACCGGTTTCTGTTGTTTTTAAAAATTCTAATGTTCCAGATGTAGTTGTGGCTGCAGCCCCTGAAGTAACTATAAGAGTTCCATTTTGTCTAATATTAAATATATTTCCAGTTGCTCCTGTTCCAGATACGGGAGTATAAGGCAATGATATTCTTCCTTGTTTATCTCCGAAATCTAATCTGGTTGTAGAATTTCCTGCTGTATTATTAGTTTCTTTTGGTATCTCAAATGTAGAAGTTGCTCCAGAACTTATTTTTCCTCTGTAATCTATTAAAGTATAGAAATGGTCAAAACCTGCTCTATTAAAATTAGATATAGTACCAGTCCAATTATTTCCTGTCAATACAGGAATCAGCTCAACCGTAGCAGCATTAGCTATTATCTCATCTGCTTGGCTTTGCAAGTATTCAATATTGGTAAGTAAATAGTACATTTTAGTGCCCAAATCAGGATCAAAAGCATCTCTATTAATCGCACCAAGCCTTGACGCTGTTAAAGTTACGTTATCTCCTGTGGATGGATTTCTTCCAAAACCTTCAATACCAGTAGTGTTTTCAGAAATAAACGTCTCGGAATCATCTAACATCTGTTGATCAATTGAAGCAAATGCAGCAGCCGAATTAGATGTAAAATCATAAGTCACGCTTGCAGTCTGTCGATTAGCATTTGAGGAAATAACTACTCTTCCCGTTGCAGCTGTTACTCCTACCCCTATTACCCCAGTAGTTAGCCCACCTTGCCCAGACTGAGTAAAGTTTATATTAGTGGTTGATGATCCACATCCAGAAATTTGTAGCTGAAAAAATCTATTTGATGTAGTTGAGTTAGCTTGAAAAACCAAATTAACAGTTTCACTTCTTGAGCTCCCATAAGAAGGACTTGAACCATTAAAAGTTATCCAATCAACACCAGAACCCGTATCTATAGCTGTTACTGTCCAAGCTTTGCTAGATGTTATTTCTAACGTTTCTGTAGATCCGCTTTTCCCAATTTGAGGGACAAAATTAGCTTCAAATGAAAAGTTACATGGTGGTGCTGGAGTAGTGTTAGAAGATAAAACATATTGCTCTTTATGTGGATCCATTGCCCCAAGCTTTTGTGTATTTAAGTTGT